CTCATTAGTAAAATCTTATGTCAGTTTTCAGTATGTCTCAACAGGTGCAAATGCCAAAGACTCTTATTTTACAAATATAGAGTCACCATTGCAAAATGGAATTGTTGAGCCAGGAACATATCTTTTGGGTTATGATGATAATAATAAACCTATCTACGATAATTTTATAAATACAAAATATGAGGTAGTAGATGGAATGCTACTATACCCACCAAGAGGAACTAATTTCAATGATCTTGCGGTAGTTGTTCATTTAAATTTTAAAGTGCGTGGAATTCTTAATAATCCAGTTAGAGTTAAAAGTTTGCAACTAGCATCACAGGCTTATAATGATGTGGCTCCAAATCCAATTGGAAGCAGGTTTGGTGTTCAGATTTATCCATATACAAAAACTGGTATTTACTATGATTATAAAAAGCCAAATCCATACACAATTTATAAGGGTAGTTCTCCATACTTATATCTTACAAAAAATTCTGGAATACAGGTGAAGGGTTCGTATGACCCATTAGTAAATCGTGGACTATCAATTCCAGTAAATTCAAACAAATCTTCTAATTATAAAGTTATGGCTATGCAGGCAGCAATTAGATATGATCAAGACTTTTTCCCATATGCTCCAACACAAATTTTTGAGGTTGAGGGCAAAAATGATCTTATAAAGTTTTATATGGTAGCAAATCATCCAGATGGCAAAAGAGCAAAAATATATGCTGTTAATGCAAGAACTGGACAAATTGAAAACGGTATTGGATTTTATTGGAATGGTAATCTTGTAAAAGAGCCAAACATAACCATAAGGGAATGGGGAATGCTGGGGGTATCATTTTCCAGTATTGTTAACTTTGATAACTATGTTGGATCAATTAAAATTAATGGTCCTTTGCTTGTTAATCTTGTTTCTCATTACAAGTCCACAAACTTACAGGAAGTTCAAAATATTACAGAAAGACCTTGGTTTAAGGTTAAGTATCTGGGGCCTTTAGAGTTAGAGTGGGATTACTGGAATTCAGCATATGTTTGGAATGGGGTACTTGTTTTGTCCACAAAGTCTTATTATGGAGTAGATCCTTCTGATGTGTATAAGAGTTATGTTGGTACAAATAAGATAATTGTAGACGATACAAGAAAATTTAGGCTAAACTCATATCAATATGAACTTTATACAGATATAGTGTGGCAATCTCAGACATCAGATCCAGTATAATATGGTATACTTGTGGTTATGAATATTGAAAATCCAAAGAAAAAGCGTAAAGCATTGCCCAAAATGAAAGGGCAAATTGGTGAGTCTCGTGCAAAGATTATTGAAAAGCATTATGACTGGGGACTTTATGTTTACAAGAAGGCAGACGGAAAGTGGTTTACTGATGGTTCTGGATCTGTTCTTAACATTGAATCAATGAAGGGCGACATAACCCAAATTGCAAAACTACGTGATGCAGCAAAATATTACGGAGATGAAGGCAATGGGCAGTGTATCTTTGTTCCAGGATTAACTAGAATTTCAGAAGAAGAGTACTCTGAGCAAAAGCAAAGATTATCAGAAGGATTAATTCCATCTATGAACGACCTGGGTGCTGTTCAGGCTGCTAAGGACACTATTGCTAAATATGGAAGTGATGACTAATGTCAGAAGAAAATGAATATATAGTTCGTGCATCTATGGATAATTTTCCACAAGAAGCAGATGTTTTTAAAGAGCAAGATCCATTTAATAAGACTTGGGATGAATTAAAAACTTTATCTGGTTTAGATAATAACTTTAAAAGAAGAGCGTCAAGAATCGCTAAGGGTGAGGCAACTCCACAATATATGGATAGTGCTTTAGCAGTTAGAAGCGGTAAAGATGGTGCTAAGTCTAAAGAGATTAATCCAGGTACTATTTTTAGAAATGGATATGGCTTATTTGATGTTATTACTCCACCATGGAATCTTTATGAACTTGCAAGTTATTATGATACCTCTTTTGCTAACCATGCAGCCATTGATGCAAAGGTAGAAAACATTGTTGGTCTTGGCTATGACTTTGAGGTTTCTTCAAGGACAATGTTGAAGTTAGAATCTTCTTCAGATTCAGAAGCAGTTGGTCGTGCTAGAAAAAGAATTGAAAGAGCAAAGATAGAGTTAACAGATTGGCTTGAAAGTCTAAATAGCGAAGACTCGTTTACTACTATTATGGAAAAGGTTTATACAGATGTTCAAGCAACTGGAAACGGATACATTGAAGTTGGACGTACGGTAAAAGGAGAAATAGGATACATTGGTCACATCCCATCAGTAACAATGAGAGCAAGAAGACTGCGTGATGGATTTGTTCAGGTTATTGCAAATAAAGTTGTTTATTTCCGTAACTTTGGAGCAACAAACCCAAATCCAGTAACTGCAGATGCTAGACCAAATGAAATTATTCACTTTAAAGAATACTCTCCACTAAATACTTTTTACGGTGTTCCAGATATTATTTCAGCAATCACAGCACTTCAAGGAGATATGCTTGCATCACAATACAATATTGACTATTTTAGCAACAAGGCAGTACCACGATATGTTGTAACTCTTAAGGGTGCAAAACTTTCTGGTGAAGCAGAAGATAAGATGTTTAGATTCTTGCAGACTGGAATGAAGGGGCAAAATCATAGAACTCTTTATATACCACTCCCAGGAGACTCTGATACAAATAAGGTTGAGTTTAAGATGGAGCCAATTGAAAATGGTGTTCAAGAGGGATCTTTTGAAAAGTATCGTAAGCAAAATCGTGATGATATTTTGGTAGCACATCAGGTGCCACTTTCAAAACTTGGCGGATCCGATTCATCTGCTATCGCTGCAGCACTTGCACAAGATAGAACATTTAAGGAACAGGTTGCAAGACCAGCACAAAGAGAACTTGAAAAGCCAATCAATAAGATTATTCGTGAAAAAACAGATATTCTTCAGTTTAAGTTTAATGAACTCACATTAACTGATGAAATTGCACAATCACAAATCCTTGAGCGTTATGTAAAAAATCAAATCATGCTTCCTAATGAGGCAAGAACTATTTTGAGAATGCCACAAAGAGATGGTGGGGATCAGCCACTAGACCTTAAGCCACAACAGTCAGCAGATGCAACTACAAATAGAGCCAGAGATGCCCAACGAACAAATAATCAGTCTGATGGATCTGCAACAGTTGCAGGACGAAATCCAAAGGGTGAGGGCAGAAAATTTGACGATATTGATGCAATTGCTGAAATGTCCGAATAGTGATACTTCTGTAAAAAAGGGTATATAATATAATAACCATGATCATATCTAAAGCCCATTGGGATACTGAGGGCGAAAGTGTTCGCCTCTCCCTTCCATTTGCTAAAGTCGATAAGGAAAGACGCATAGTCTCAGGTTTTGCGTCCCTTGACAATTTAGACAAACAAAATGATATTGTAACATCAGAAGCATCGATGGATGCATTTGCAAAATTCCGTGGGAACATTAGAGAAATGCATACACCATCAGCAGTAGGAAAGATGGTATCATTTAAAGAAGATAAGTACTTTGATCCAGAATCTAAGAAATTTTATTCTGGTGTTTTTGTTTCTGCATACATTTCTAAGGGTGCACAAGATGCATGGGAAAAAGTTTTGGATGGAACATATACTGGTTTTTCAATTGGCGGAAGAATGAATAAGTGGGATGACGCTTATGATGAGAAGTCAGACACACAAATTAGAATTATTAAAGAATATGATTTAGTAGAGTTGAGTCTTGTAGATTCCCCTGCTAATCAATTTGCAAATATTATGTCAGTAGAAAAGGTTGATGGCATTGATGTTATTAAGGGCGATGGATCAAACACAGTCCTTGAAAATGTTTTCTACGACAACGAATCAGGCATTGTTTTGTTGTCTGAAGAAGAATCAGTTACAAGCCCAGTAACTGGTAATGAAATGAAAAATATAGGATTCGTCGAAAAAACGGATAACGAAAAAACAAACATGATAAAGTTCTTAGTTGATAGTGCTAAAGGCATTAATACTTCTAAGATTACCAAGGAGGTAAATCCTATGACAGAAGAAACAACAACAGTTGTTGAAACCACAGTTGCAGAAGCAACAGAGGCAACAGCAACAGAAGTAGTTAAATCAACAGAGGTTGCTCCAGAGGCAGATGCTAATACACATGAAGTTACAAAGGCTTCAACATGTCCAGATTGTGGAAAGGCTATGGATGCATGCATGTGCGATTCAAAGTCTGATACAAATACAGAAGATTCAACAGAAAAGGCTGCAAAGCCGACTGATGCTGAAGAATCTGCTGCTCATGAAGGAACTGAGTCAACAGATGTTGAGGCAGAAGAAGACAAGAAGCCAATGGCTCCAAAGTCAGATGAAGTAATTGCAGAGTCAATTGCAGAAATCAAGAACACTCTAACATCAGCCTTTAGCGATCTAGTATCAACAGTTAAATCATTGCAAGCCGAAGTGGAAGCACTTAAGGTTTCAAAGGTCGATGTTGATACAGCAAAAAGTTCATTTGAAGCAGTTGCAAAAGATATTGCATCAGTTTCAAAAGAATTCAATGAATTTGGTAAGCGTGTAGATGCTGTAGAAGCAGACACCGCTTTCCGAAAGTCTGGCGATCTCGGCGAGATTGTACAGGATCAACCTGAAATGGTTGAAAAATCCCTATGGGGCGGTAGTTTCCTCAAAACAGCCGACTTATTCAATTAAAAAATAAAATAAGTAAAAATCACAGGAGGTGACAATATGTCGGAACAAGAAATAATCAAGAACCA